CTATCATCAGACCATCTCTTTACCCATACCGTTGGAATTAACGCCATGGCATTTCCTTCATAGCTTTCATTAGCAATATCAGAAGCTGTGCCATCTTCCTTTTTGCTGTAGTCGCTAGGGTCCAGGTAGTAGTCGATTGTGCCATCGTGCTTCATCATGCAAGGCTTGTTGCCTGTAACGAACCATGCATCAGCCCAATCGTTTAAATCAACCTCTCCGGTAGAGCTATTGAGTATAGCTTTTTGCATTCCAGCAGCCATATCTGTATATACGATACGCGTCTGAGGATTTGTGTTAGTTTTAGCACGCTTAAAGCCGTATAGCTTGTGTGCCACAACTGTTACTTTAGAACGATTAGGATGAGAGAGTAGTACCCTTATTCCTCCATTTAAGTTGTATACACCATTGCCTGAATAAGGGAATGCGGTGTAATAATATGTTGTGCCGTTTGTGAGCCCATCATCAACATAGCTTCCTTCCAAATCCTCTGTATTAATAACTAGCTCGCCCGAGCTGATATCTACAGGATAATCATCCTCACTACGTCTAATCATGATACCCTTAACCTCAACGAGAGTTTGTCCGTCAATAACAGTATTGCCAGCTTGCCACCTGATTTTAGAGGCACCATCCATTGGCTGCGCCTGAAACTGAATCATGTTCTTTGGGGCAAGTCCTCCAGCTGATTGTTTCTTTACTTCCTCCAGGATCTCCTGGCTAGTTTCTTCTTTAGCAATATATATCTTTGTTGCCATCTTTAAACCTCCTCATAATATAATCCACCGTTATCGATACCAAGCCTATATACTATGCCTGTAGTGTCGTCTACAATTTTGTTTGCATCCTCTACTAAAAGTGCAGCTCCCGAAACATTGATTGTTACATTCTCGCTGTTGTCTACCGCCGCATAGTATTCCTGAATAATCTGAGCTGGATTATAGCCGTTATAAGGTGGCAGATAATCGCCCTGTTCTCCGGAAGTAATTGCAATACTGTATAAAATAGCTGTTGAATCGTCAGCGCCTTTTTCCTTTGCAAATAGGCCGATTTCATTCATGTAATAACCGACAGTGACTAATACTTCTTTGGTTACAGGATCCTGATTTGTTATCAGTGCCTTCAATTTCACGCTATAATCAGATGCCACCTCTACGCTGTTGATAGGATAGGCGTTTTTCTGATTTTTAAGAGCTGTCTTTGTAAGAAGGGCTGAGATAGTTTTTTCCTCCTCTGTGTAAGTTCCATCACCTACAGCGATTCTGACAAATTCAATCGAGCACTGACCGGCAATAGCTTTTGCCATGAGTGCAGACCCATTATTAGTCATAACCGCCTGACCATATGGTAATGCCATATCATTTTCCTCCTTGATTTTTTAATATTAAAAAAGTGATCTACACTTAATTACTGTTCTGACTGCACAATGGCTGCTGGCTTTTGGTAACTATTGATAACAACACCAATGTACGGCTTAGACTGTACGATACTTGTGTCAGCAGAATTAACCGCAGGTGGTCTGTGGATGCTGTTAAAATATCCTGCTGCATACACGCTTTGATTGAGCTTTCTTGTGATTTCAATCGCTTCAATGTGTGCGCTGACGTTCTTAACGTTTTTTAGTATCTTGCTGAATTCATTGTTGATATCAGGTGTTAGCCTTGCATTTGTGATGATTTTGAAGTAATGCGGTTCTCCGCCATACTCAAACCATTCCTGTGCTTCGCCTTCACCAAATACTGCTGCAACCAGTTCTGCAACTGCTGATGGTGTGCCAGCGTGTGCATACCACAAGAATGTGCCCTTTATTAAGCGTCTCTTAGATTCAATATCTAATGAAACATCATAATATGGTGTGTTCGTATCTAGTGCCAAAGCATCCAGAATATCTTCAGGCAAATTATCGATAACAGCATACACGCCAACATTTTCGCAGTAAGCTATTAGCTTTTTGTTTGCGTTTGATAAAGCATATCCCAAGGCTTGAACCTTGGGATTGTGTTTGAAATGTTCTGGGGTTATATCGGTGATATTACTTTCTTTGAAATCAATCATCCTCAATACCTCCGTATATAATGTTCACGTTATCGAGCTTAGCCACGCATCCCTCGCCAATTGCTAAGTGTTGAGGGGACGTAATCTGTACTCGCTTAGCGCCTGCATCCATAACTTTCTGGACTAAGTAAGATGGGTTTATGTCTCTGCCAATCTTTTCAGTTTGCCAGGTGTTGTATATCGATACAGCTGTTTCAACTTCCGTTTGTATGCTCGTTACAGCTGCAGCATCTGATGCTGATATGAAATAGGTGAGCTCTACATCATAATCAACCGGTGTAGGCGCATGTACCTGAACATTATCTGTGAGTGGTCTAATCGTATCATCACTTAGGTACTCAGCAACCTTATCTAGCAATGCCTGTGATGGCATTTGTCCATCTTCTGACATGATATATATATCAACTACACCAGGTTCGCTAGATGTTACGTAGGCGTCACTGATGCTTGTATCTGCTAACTTAGCATAGTATTCATATGCTTTGACTGGACCAGCAGTAGAGTATGTGTTCTCAACCGTGTATATTCTTTCTTTTAGCTCACTATCTGTTTCGATATCAGCACCGCCAAAAGTGGTGACGGTATTTCTAACTGCTGCAATATATGGCAAAACATTTACAAGCTTGCTAATTTCACCAGGGGCAAAATCATTACCTTGTACACCTGCTTCTACGCACGTAGCGTTTACGACTACGCTTGTACTTCCAGCAGGTATTTCAGCGTATTCATCAGTAGCAAACTCCAAATCATTGCCATTGGATATACGGCATCCTGCAGGAATTGCTACAGCTGACGCAAGCGGAGCTTCAATACTAAATTCAAAAGTAGCTGTGGCAGAAGTTGCAGGTCTTCTTTCTATTCCTCTTAAGGCTGCAAGATTATCCAGGTAGTCACCGCTACTATATTTGAGCAAGCTTTGTTTTCCAGCAAAATCTGCATACTGCATTGCCTGGTATATCTGCATTGTGCAGGCATACATTATTAATCTATATGGATCAGCTTGTGCCAATGATATAGACTCGCCTGTTAATTCTTTATATTTATCTTGATAATCGCTTATCATTTCATTGAATACAGTTTCCACATCTGTGTTTTCAATGAAGCTGATATCTGGGAAGTTGTCTATCTTTGACATTTTTAATCCTCCGCCTTCATAAAATGTACTGTTGGTATTAGCTGGCCATCTTCACCATTTTGAAATGTGATTGATTCCACTTTTACTCTAGGTTCGTATTTTTTCACTTTCTCTATAATTTCAAGAGAGAGGGCGTTTTCAGCTACATACATCGGCTGACTTATAATCTTTGATGTATCAATGCCAAAATCTCTATCCAACGGTTGAGTGCCAGCAGGTATTGCAAGCAGTGTTTCCAAACATCGCTTAACATCTTGGTACTCAGCGTTTGTGAATCCGTCTGCATTAATAATTACTTGAGCTGCCATAGTACCTCCTAAACATATTCTTTAAGCGTGAGGGTCACATTGGCAGTAATCAATTTTCCATCCTTGATAACAGTTCCCCACGTTTCAGAACAATCGGTAATCACCCATTGATTGTTGCCAATTTGACGACCGCCTACAACAAATGTAAGTGGTGTTCCATTTTCTACAGCATCATTAATAGATTCAAGGGTTGCTCTAGGGCGTACGCCATGAGTAGCGCTTATATAAATGCTAAGTGATAGATTTCCTTGGTCTGGTCCTAAGAATTCTGATTTAGGCTTTTGGCCAATTAATTCATGAGTAGCCCATCTACCTTTTGTAGCTTTTGTGAGTTTCTTGAAGGTGAGAACTTTGTTTGAGCTCACTTCAAAAGTAATTAGTGAGCCGAGATTTCCTACTACCATGTTATCCTCCTAGATTGTATGAGGTAATCCAAGTTGGTCCTCTATACGTTCAATTCGTTTTAATATATTTTCAAAAGTCTCGCTTCCATATGAGCAGGTTAATGTTAAATTACTCGCATCGATTTCTATGTCAGTGCCCTTAATTGATAGCGTTTCCGCTTCTATGTCTAATGTGACAGCTTTTAGGCTTGCGGTGTCTTCAGACTCAACATTGATTGTGCTTGTTGATTTTATTTCTGCAGTGTCGGAAGTGATTTTCAGATACACATCTGGTTCAATTTCTTTGCTTTCATCCTCAGATGCTGCAGCACTGCCAATAACAACTTCGCTTCCTACAACAGAAGCATTGGCTGATAGTGAGAGGGAAGCGCCGCTTCCTGATATACCAACCTTTGTTGCTTTTAGGTTGTACGAACCATTCTTGCTTGTTGCGTAGGCTCCATTTGAAAAGTCTTTGCGGTATCCACTTGAAGCTTTTGGCTGTAAACCGCCACCGTAGTACGTGCCTAAAACAAATCCTTTGGAACTGCCGTTAGACATATGCAATGTAACAACTCTGTCTCCAACTTTTGGCATGGATACTTCGTTGTTCATAGAAAGCATTGCTATTTCGCAACTAGAGTTGCCTGCATCCTCGTATTCAACTTTTAATCTGCCTGTACTTCCGTAAACGTTTGTTACTTTACCGATTCGTAGTGTGTCCATCAGCTTTCTCCTGGTATAGTTAATGTCTCCCCTGGCCAAATCCAATGACCGTTATCAGAGGACTTTTTGCCATGTTCCTTGGCTGTGGATTCAATCACATCCTTATTGGCTTCGTAAATGATGTTCCATTTACTGCCTTTGCCGTAGAATTTCTTGGCGATTCCCCATAACGTATCTCCACTTACTACAGTGTAGGATTGTCCTCCACTTGCTTCAGCAACAGGGGCTGTAACTGTTATAGGCTGTTGCACTCTGTGCAATGTTAATTGCATTTTGTAGCCGCCTCCGATGGTGTGTTTAACCTGATCGATGAAATACTTGCCATCTATTGAAGATAAGCCAGATATGTTTACACATTGACTAGCTACAAGAGTTGCATTGGCCATTATGCTTATATCGAGAGTTTCTATTTCCCTGTTTGCGGCATTCAATTTTGCTGCGGCTTGGATTCTTGCGTCGTATTCACTAGATGCTTGTGCGTTCATGTAATACAATCTGCCTTCCTCTCCAAGCATTACTGATATAGTGTCGTCGCTGTCTGGATCTGAATAGCTAAATTCAACTCCTGTGTATGTGCCTTCAATAGTAGTATTGTGATTCCAAGACAACATATCTGTTTCAGCAATTGTCGCTACGGAGTCTTTTGTTTCATACCTTGTGTAGTCGAATATCACTATCTTTTGATTGTATACTTTCATTCCAAGACCATATTTTTCACAGAGGCTATATAGAAAAGCACTATTCGTTTCTTTGCTTTGCTCAAGTTCTGCGATTGAGATATCATCAGCATCAAATACAAGGGCAACGCTGGCGGCGGAAGATATTTCAGTCGCTATATTCTTAATTGTCGTTTTCTCCCATGTTTTTGATATCTTTTTGGACTTGAAATCGTCCATAGCTGGAACACTCACACCAGATAGTACAGCGGTAAGTGGCCTGCCCGAAAATGAAATATCATCCAGGATAAAGGTTCCACAGTCAAAATTGATATTTTCACCATCTCTGTTCCAACTAATAAGATTAAGCTTAGCTCCTAAGCTTGAACCTCTTGGCGGTCTGAGTGGTCCTAACCATTCTTTTGCAATATCTTGCATTGTGAGGCTGATTGAATCGCTTGTGCCATTAGCTGGGTCTGTATAAGACAGACTTGTGAGTTGCGATGCTATCTTTTGTCCAAGTATGGGGTTTCCTTTTTCCTCATTTGATGATGTCGCCGAATTTGATGTAGTGGCTTGCCCAGGGATTGTAAGAACTTCTCCTGGCCAAATCCAATGACCGTTATCAGAGGACTTTTTGCCATGCTTTTTAGCAGTGGATTCTATTATGTCTGTATTGGCATCATATATTTGTTTCCATAAAGAGCCTTTGCTTAAGTATTTCTTTGAAATAGCCCACAAAGTGTCTCCGCTTACTACTGTATGAGTACCACCGCTTGATGATTCTGAACTAGCAGAAACAGTAGCAGCATTTGATTTTGTTGTGCCATCGTATATGATTTCTACTTTGACTTGGCGTGGAGCCATATTAAGACCTCCAATCAGGTAACATGTTTGTTGTATTTGTATCAGGCAAATCTTCGATAGTTAATTCAACTCCTTCGGGAAACACAAAATAATTTAATTTATCCTGGTTGTTTTCCATAAGAAAAGAGACACACGACTCGTCGCCATATGCCTCTTTAGCTATACTATCCCAGACATCACCTGATTTAGTGGTGTAAACTTTCGCCATAGTTCCTCCTATGCAAAAGATGTTCTTCTCTGACCCTTCAAATATTGATTCATCATGGCATCAAACTCGTCCTGAGAAATCCTTAACGCATTTGTTATATCTTCCTCCTTCGGAGCGTCGCCATAGAATTGAAGGGTAGGGTTATAAGATATTTGTTGAGCTGGTGCGCTTTCAACATTCGCGCCATCAAGTACACTATCCATTCCAAGTAGTCTACCTGACTGTTCCCACAATGACATTGCATTGCTACTTCCATCAAGTGGAATGACTGCTTCTGGTCCTTTTTCAGCCAGCCACGACAACTCAGTGTTATTGATGATTCCGCCATTAGCGTTATGATCAATATTACTGTAGTTTGGTGAATAGTAAGCTGACGAATTGGTTATCTTACTTAATTCTGTGGCAGATGATGCCGTTACTTGTAAAGGAACCTGGATTGCGCCAGCAAATGCAGTGCTTAGAGCTGACTGTGTATTGGTGTACAATTGTTCAGCCGCTTCTGTCATTGAATAGTCTTTGATGGCTTGAGCTAATTCATCCGGTATATCAAAACCATTTTGCTGCATTGTCTCAAGCATAGACTCATAATTCTCATTATCGGCAATTACTGAGCCAAGGTAAGTCCATAAGTCTTCCTCTGTAGCATTTCCTGCCAAGATTTCCAATTCTTTGTAGTCTTTAATACCTTCAAGGATGCTTTCTGGTATTGCTTGCCCTGCTTCACGATATTGCTCTGCAAGGTTCTCTAATTGTTCCTCTTGAGGGGCCATTTGCTGTAATAATTCTTGTAATGCCAATTGATCGCCTTCGCTTAATGCGGAAGCGCCTTGCTCAGAAATGTATGTCATCATGCCCTCGAATGTATCAACTCCGCTGTCGTAAGCTTCGTTAAACATTTGAGCGGTATTCGCATATAAATCATTAATTTCGTTTCCAAGGTCGTAGGAATCCGTCACAGTTCCAGACAGGAGCTGACTTATTTCTGCTTGCTTCATTGCTAGGTTATTCAAGTGTTCCATAGCAAGAGATTGTAATTCTGAATCAGTAGCTCCAGCTGCCTTGGCAGCGCTATATGCTTTGGCGTAAGACTCGTTTTGAGCCTCGGTGTAATCTGCCATGGCATTATTAAGCTCTTCTTGCATAGCCTGGTAAGACTCAGGAGATAAGTCGGAAAGATTTCCATATTTAGCTCCTATAAGAGTTGTTTTTGCCTCTAGCTCGTTACCTGATATAGAATTAATGATATCTGCCATAGACTGCTGCAATTCAGCAATCGTCTTTGCTTCATCAATATCTAAGAATCCATCTTCAAAAGCTGCTGTGACATATTCGCTTAATTCAGTTGCTTTTCCGGTTAAATCCGTACGGCTTTGATCAAAGAAATTGTTTAGCTTTGTCATTATCGAACTGTCAGCATCAAAGTAGTTACCAAGATTGAGCTGTGCTGCGTATTGTGCTTGTGTTAAATACTCCTGAGTATTATTAATGTAGTCTTCTACATCTTTTTGATAATTCTCATTGTCTGTATCTGATAGCCCAAGCCCAATTTCAGCTTTCCAGTTAAGTTTTCGTAATGACTCAGCTGTATCTTCAATATTGTTTCCAATATTGCTAAGCTTTTCGTATTCTTTTAACGCATAATTTATACGTTCCAAAGATTGATCACTAACTAAGCCGCTGGCCACATCCTGTAGTTCCGAGAGTGATAATGTTAGAGTTCCAAAATGATTAGCTAGGCTATCATTTTTCATTTCCTCTCGTAGCTGTTTTTGATGTACTTTCAAAGCTACGAATGCACCGATAAGAGCAGTTATTGCTAGTATTGCAGGTGCAAAAGGTAAGCTGAATATGTTCATCACTGCTGTTATGGCGTGTACGGCTGTGGATGCCGCTTTAAATGCAACAATTGATGACGCTATGCCAGCAAGAATACTTGTAATATCATCCCCGTTATTGACAATCCATCCTCCAAACTGCATGAGACGTTCTGCAACTGGGATAATAAATTTATTAGCCTTTCGACCTATTTCTGGCATGTTCTTTTGCAGGCCTTGGATAATCTTGGTTCCCATCTGTACAACTTCTCTAAGCGAGCCAGATTGCTGCTCATAAAGCTCAATCCCAAGTTCCTGTAAAGCATCTTTAAAGATAATCGTGTCACCTTTGAGGTTATCTAGTCTAACCTTGGCCATCTCTTCAGCAGCACCTGTCGAATGATAAATAGCCTCGGTAAGCTTATTGAATGATTCCTCGCTAGAATTTGCTATAGCGGCAATAGCGGCCATGCCTCTTTGTCCACCTAACTCAGCAGCGTAGTAGTTGCGTTCTGCTTCGTTATACTGCTGCATTCCAGCTCTTAATTGCAACATGATGTCCAAGAATGAATTCATGTTTCCTTCGCTGTCATATAATGACAGTCCCAGAGCTTCAATCGCTTCTTGTGACTCTTTCGTAGGCTTTACCATACGGGTAATCATATTTCTGAGAGCGGTACCTGCCATTGACGATTTAATACCTTGGCTCGCAATCGTTCCAATTGCAATTCCTAAGTCTTCAATCGAATATCCCATGGTACCAGCAACTGAACCGGCGTATTTGAATGCCTCGCCCATCATTCCAACGGTTGTATTTGAATTCATGGCTGTCTGTGCCATTACATCAACCATTCGTTGGGTTTCCTCGGCTGTCATATTAAAGGCTGTTAAATCGTCCGTTACAATGTCGGATATTTCGGCCAAATCCTCACCTGATGCTGCTGCAAGGTTAAGTACGCCTTCAATACCATCAAGCATTTGTGTGGTGTCCCATCCAGCAAGTCCCATGTATTCCATGGCTTGTCCAACTTCCGTTGCGCTGAATACAGTTTCCTGTGCAAGTTCTCTTGCCTTATCGGACAGTTGACCGAGTTCATCACCTGATGCCTGAGCAATAGCTTGAACTGAAGACATTTGAGCCTCAAATTCTGCACCAACTTTTACACTAGCAGCCTCAACAGCTCCAACAGCAACTGCTGCAACTGTAGCACTCTTTGTAAGAGCTGAAAAAGCAGCGTTACCGTATTTATCCATCTTTGTAAATGTATTATTAAGTTTAGTGACTTGAGCGCTTAGCGCTGTGTTTGCTGTGGCCAAACTTGTATTAAATGATTTGTCAATCATTCCTGCAATTCTGACCATGAGCTTATATTCTTTTCCGTCTACGCTCATTTGCTACCTCACTTGCATCTTCAATAAGTTCCAGTAAATCAATTACAGACAGGGAAGATAAGTAATCTAACCCTGTCTGTAATGACATTGATAATTGTATTAAGATTTTTCTCAACCTCGGGGTATCACTGGGTTTTACTCCGAGCCGAACAAAAAAGCCGTGACACGATTCTTAACCTTAATTGCTTCTCTAGGTGGAAGCAGATTAAAGAACTCAACAGGCTTTTTGGTTGCTCTGGCTGCAATATTGATTGCGTACTCCATTGAAACCTCAGGCATGATGTCTACTCCAAATCCTGAATTTCTCTTCAGAATTCTATCTACGGCAATCATGTCTTCAGCTGTTAAATCGTTCAATCCGTCAAGGCTAATCTCTGTGTATTCAACTCGCTCAAATGTATAGGGCTTATTGAACTTCACTACAAGATCATTAACATCGATATCAGTGCTTTCGTTTGTCTCTGTGTTGTTGGCTTCAACAACAGCTAACTCCTTCTTCTCGTCCATTAGCTAAGTGACCTCACTTTCTCCATCAAATCTTCGCCATTAACAACAAACTTTGAATTGAGCTTGTCGTACTCAAGCAAAGTGTTACCATCTAACTCTACAAGGTAGTAAAGAACCTCAAGAGTGAGAGTTGCATCCTGAGTTTTGCCCATCTGCAACTTGCCACCGTTGAAGCTCTTGAAACGACCTCTTTCAACGATTCTCATTCCCTTGTAATCAAGAGCTCCTGTAGCTTTAACAGTGCTCTGCTGTGAAGCTCTAAATGTAAGGTCAACTGGTTCCTGTGGCTTCATGAGCGCGAACACGTTCTCTTCCATAAGTCTGAAAGGAACTTCCTGCTCGATTGAACCATAGTTACCAATTACACCTGTTTCGTACTCTCCAGCAATACCAGCGCCACTTACTGTCTCTGTAATGGCCTGTAATGATGGTAATTGTACTTCGCCGGAAACGCCTACAAGGACGTTTCCGTTATGATATGCGTTGAACGCATTGATTACCTCAGGTACATTAACAATATTGCTCATTCTTACTCACCTCCTAATGAAGCACTTAACATATCAACGTCGTACTCAAGAACATTTAAGATGTCCTCTGCAGGAGTGTAAGGTGCAAGATACTGCTTGAAAACAATCTTGCCTGCTAAGATGTTTTCAACTGGATTGTCATCACGGCTGAAGACCATCTTAATTCCTGCGCATTTGCCCTGTGAAACGAGAGCATTGCCACGTACGTTTTCTGAATCAACGATTGACTCAATCAATCTATAGTTGGCCATATCGTCCACCTTCGAAAGGTAGGTAGCGATAAATGTGTTGCCCCACCATGAAAAGAATCTACGGCAAGCAATCCATCTATCTTTAGGATCGATTGAGCTAGGGTATGCGGCTGTGTTGTTGCCCCATGACTTGTAGCCATTAAGATTAATAGCTGTAACAACACCTGCTGCATTAAGCTCGTTAGCCTGGAGCTGGTCAAGATTAACTTCATCGCCATTTGCAAGAACTGTAGCAGTGATGCGTAAATCCTTGTTGGATGGTGAGAGTGAAGGCACGTTGTCGTTATTGTAATCTGTATAGCTTACAAGAGCAGCGTACACGCTTGAGAAGTTCATCACCTTACCATTTACCTTGACCATAGGCCAGAGAACAATCATGTGTGGATTTGTGTAGCCAGCATTCTCTTTTGCTGTCTTTACATCTGTGTACTTGATTGTTCCAGTAGGTGTGCAATCTAAATCAACTACACATTCACACTTGAAGCTTCCGTTGATATCGTCACACTTTTCGCCCATAATCAAAGCAACCGCAGGATTCTTAGAGAAGCCTGGTGCAACGATAAGTGAAGGTGTCACGCCTAATGTGGGATAAAGCTTTCTTACAAGCTCCAAACCTGTTTCTGCACCTGTTGAAGCATCGATTCCGCCAATAACAGATGATGCTGTGACAATAGAAGGGTCAAGCTGACGTCCAGCTAATGTTACTGTTGTTGCTGTAGCAACGAGAGTAACTGTAAGGTATCCATCATCATCGAATGATAATGTGTAATCTGTTCCCTCAACTAATGTATCATCACCTTTAACTACTGTAAGACCGTTTGTTAATACTCCAAGCTTTGTTGCTTTTGCGATACCGTCTACTACATTGACGCTCTCTGTGTAGCTCTTTGAATGAGTAGCAGGATCTAAGACATTGATAAATGCTACAGGACCAACTCCGTAAATTTTGAAGAATGCGTCCATAGCTTCGCACAATGTATAGCTCGCATAATCCTCGGAATATCCAAGCGCTTTCTTTGCCTCATCAAATGTATTGCAAAGAAAAATCTTATTTGTAGCATTTGATGGGTCATTGGCCAAATTGATAGGTGCAGTACCAACAATTACTGGTACGCCTGCTTCGTTTTTGACTGGGGTTGGAATGCTAGTAGGATTTTCCTGAATTCTAACTCCATGCTCATAATTTGACATCTTGTTTACCTCCTATTTAAACTTTTCAGTTACCTGGCCATAGATGTTAGCCAAGGCACTTTTTCTTTTTAATTCAAGCATCTTTTCCTGCAACTTACTAAGTGGCACGAAAAGAGCTTCCATAACTGGAAATTCATTGATAGTGTTTTCTACAGCCTGTGGCAACTTTCCATCCGTAAACACATTTGCGTGTCTAACAATATGAGTGATGCTTGGGCCAATATACACTATCGATTCCGCTTTAGTGACTGTTTTTGTTTCTGATTTTTTCTCAGCTACAA